CCAGTCTCCGCCTCCCTAACACGGTCAAAGGTTCACCAAGACAGTCCATTTACTGCCCGACCTAACCCGATCTAATGACGACTAAACCCAAGAAGGCCAGACGGTTGCTGGGGGCAACAAAACCGAGGCTCTACACGCCATTTCTCACAGGCAAAAACAAATTACAAGATGTCAAGGATTTATGCACCATAGTTGGGATTGATTTACTCCCATGGCAGGAATATGTGTTAAAAGACATGTTGATGGTGGATAAAGCTGGACTCTGGATACGCAAGACCAATCTCATCCTTGTAGCACGTCAGAATGGCAAGACTCACCTTGCTCGAATGCTTATCTTGGCTCATCTCATCAAATGGGAGACAAACGTTCTCATAATGTCTAGTAATAGATCCATGGCCTTGGATACCTTTAGACAAGTCACACAACTCATTGAAAGCAATGACCATCTCAAAGGCTTTGTCAAACAGATACGTTATGCAAACGGTACAGAGTCAATTGAGATGTTATCTGGTGCTCGCTTAGATGTCGTCGCATCAACTCGTGATGGTTCTCGTGGTCGCACAGTCAATGGCTTGTTATTTATTGATGAGTTACGAGAAATCGATGAAGAAGGCTATAGAGCTGCAATGCCTACGACACGAGCACACCCCGGTTCTCACATACTCTTGACATCCAATGCAGGTGATGCATTTAGCAAGGTACTCAATGATCTAAGAGAACGAGCATTAGACCATCCACCTAAGTCTTTCGGATTCTATGAATACTCAGCGCCACAGTATTGCAAGATAAATGACAGAGTCGCTTGGGCGCAGGCAAACCCTGCACTGGGCTACACGATTACAGAAGAAGCCATTGAAGAAGCAATTTCGACTTCACCAATAGAAAATACTCGCACTGAGACGTTATGCCAGTGGATTGACTCCCTAAGCAGTCCTTGGCCTCATGGTGTCCTTGAAGAGACCAGCAATAGCGGATTGACTATAACACCAGGCGCGCTAACCATATTTGGCTTTGATGTTTCACCAAGTAGAAGAAACGCATCACTTGTTGCTGGCCAGATGATGCCAGATGGCAAAATTGCTATTGGAATCCTAGAAACCTTTGAATCACAAGTTTCGGTAGATGATCTAAAGATAGCGGCAAGTATAAAGGGCTGGGCTGACATCTATCGGCCTCGCATGGTCTTGTTTGACAAGTACACAACTGCCACAATTGCTGAGCGCCTAGCCAATGCAGGAGTCGTCACGCAAGACTGCTCAGGCCAGCAGTTCTATCAGGCATGCGGTGACTTACTCACTGGTCTTGTCAATCACACAGTCGTTCACAATGGACAAGATGAACTTATCCAGCAATTCAATAACTGCGCAGCTAAGGTCAATGATTCTGCTTGGCGCATTGTCAAGCGTAAGAGTGCAGGAGATGTATCAGCGCCTATCTCCATTGCCATGGTTGTGAGCCAATTAATGAAGCCTCAATCTATACCTGCAATTTATGGTTAGACACGCGATTGGTATTTGTCTAATAACTTGACAAATGGTATCCTTTCTGTCTATGGGTATATTTTCGCGTAAATCACAATTGTTAGAAGCGCAAGAAGCGCCTCAAATTATGGCTGACAGTTTCTACAGCTATAACAATTACTTTCCAGCAGTTGTGTCGCGTCAGATGGCTCTTGGCGTTCCTTCAATCAAAAGATGCAGAGATTTAATTTCGGGCACCATTGCAGCAATCCCTTTAGAGTATTACAAAAAATCAACTGGTGAAATGATTGGTGCGCCACGTTGGGTTGAACAACCATCTAAGAGTCAGCCACGTTTCGTGACGATGTATTTCACTTTAGATAGTTTGCTCATGTATGGACAAGCCTTCTGGCAAATTGAAGAAGTATATTCCGAGGACGGAAGAATGGCTCGCGCAAACTGGGTTGCAAACACTCGCGTGAGTTTCACAACTGATCCAGCAACAAACTTTATTACTCAATATAATGTCGACGGTAAGCCAGTTCCAATGTCGGGTCTTGGTTCACTTATTACATTCCAAAAAGATGAAGGCATCTTGGCAATTGGTGCGCAAACAATCAAAGCAGCATTAGATGTTCAAAGAGCTGCTGCTGTTGCTGCATCAACTCCAATGAGCAGCGGCATCATTAAGAATTCTGGCGCTGACCTCCCACCAACCGAGGTTTCTGCATTATTAGCAGCATGGAAGCGCAGTCGTCAGAGTAATTCAACAGCATACTTGACATCAACGCTGAACTATGAAGCAACTTCTTTTTCACCTAAAGACATGCTTTACGCGGATGCCATTCAATCGTTAGCAACTGAATGCGCACGACTCTGTTCAGTAGATCCTTATTATGTATCTGCTTCAATGAATCAGAGCATGACTTATAGCAACGTAATTGAAGAAAGGAAACAATTAGTTGCTCTTACTTTGCAACCTTACGTTTCTGCCATTGAATCAAGACTTTCGATGGATGACATTTCAACAAGTGGTCATTATGTGAAGTTCTGCCTAGATGACACATTCCTTCGCACTGAACCAATGGAGCGTTTGCTGGTTCTTGAAAAGATGTTATCCCTTGGGCTAATTACAACTGAACAGGCAATGGAAATGGAAGATCTAACTCCTAACGGAAACGGCAGCTAATGGAAACTTTATTTATTGAAGCCTCATCAATTGAGTGCAGCGAAGAACGTCGCGAAATCTCTGGCAAGATTGTTCCGCTTGGAACAGGCGAAGTCGGAAATACTAACCTTGGCGCTTATACTTTTGAAGCAGGCGCTATCGAAATTGGCGACGTTAGCAAAATCAAATTGCTATCACAGCACGACATGAAGAAGCCAATTGGTCGAATGACTGCTGCTGAAACTCGCGCAGATGGCATCTATGCAACATTCAAGTTATCTCGCTCTACCGGTGGCAATGACGCTCTAGTCATGGCTCAGGAAGGTCTTGTCACAGGACTTTCAGTAGGCGCAGAGATTCTTGCATCAAAGCCGTCACGCGATGGCCACACAGTTGTCTCATCAGCACGACTCAAAGAAGTTTCTTTAGTAACAGAGCCTGCATTCAAGTCGGCTCAGATACTACAGATCGCAGCAGAGGAAACTCCATCTGCTGAAACACAACCAACTACAGAAAGCGAGACAGTCGTGGAAGAAACCACTCCAGTCGAAGCATCACCATCAGTAGAAGCATCGGCTGTAGAAGCTGCTCGCCCTACTGTTACAGCAATGGCTTTTTCAAAGCCACGTCTTGACTTCTCACCTACAAAGCACCTCGAAATGACAATTCAGGCAGCAATGGGTTCAGAAGATGCACGTCAATATCTAGCAGCAGCTGCTGACACAACAGACAACGCTGGTCTTGTACCAACACGTCAATTGACAACAGTTATCAATGGTCTTGCTAACTCAACACGCAGCAACATTGATGCAATCAGCCGTGGCACATTGCCTGATGCTGGTATGACATTCCAGATTCCAAAAATTACTGTTCTTCCTGGTGTTACAGTTGAAGCAGAAGCAGGAACAATTGAAGATGTTGATCAGAATGCAGCTTTCATTACAGTTGATGTAAAGAAATATGCAGGAGCACAGACATTCTCAGTAGAGCTTCTAGACCGCTCTAACCCAATCTTCGTCACAGAGTTGATGAACAACCTTGCAGCACAATACGCAAAGGTCACAGATACAGCAGTTAATGCAGCAATTATTGCTGGTGCATCACTTGATGCAACAACAGTTGCAACTTATCCAACAGCAGCCGAGCTTCTCGGTATTGTTGCTCGCGGTGCAGCATCTGTTTATGGCGGAACACAAGGTTTTGCTCGTAACATCATTGCTAACACATCACAGTGGTCAAACATCATGACACTCAACGATTCTGGTCGCCCAATTTACACAGCAGCACAACCACAAAATGCTGGTGGAGTTGCTTCACCAACATCAATCCGCGGAAACGTTGCTGGTCTTGACCTCTACGTAACAGCTAACACAGCATCAACAACTGATACAGATGGATCACTTCTTATCGTGAACCCAGATGCTTATACATGGTACGAGTCACCAACTTACCAACTTCGTGCAGACGTAGTTGCAACAGGTCAGGTCACAATTGCTATGTACGGTTACGGCGCAATTGCTACCAAAATTGGTGCAGGCGCTTTCAAGAACAACAAGGCGTAAGCCACACTAAGTCGCTCAGTGGGGGCATAGCCCTTGCCCTCACTGGGTCTTTAGAAAGGAAAGCATGTCACTGACAACAGTTGCTGAACTTCGCTCAGCTCTTGGCGTAGGCACACTTTACACAGATGCTGTATTGCAATCTGTATGTGATGCCTCTGACAATGTCATGCTTCCATTTTTATGGAAGAATCAACAGCCAATCGTTGCTCATGGCAATGTTGGAACAGTTGGGACTCTTTACTTTGATGAAGTAATAACAGATGTATTTTATGTCGGGCAATCAGTAACAATCACAGGTGCTGGTACTAAGTACAACGGCACTAAGACAATTACAGCAGTGGGATTACAAGAATTTAGTGTGACAACATCTCACACAAGCGATAACCCTCGCCACACAGTTGTTCCTTACGGCATTGCAGCAGCAGAAACTTATGCTGATTACACAACAGTGCCTGCAATCCAAGAAGCCTCACTCATGATTACAATTGCAATCTGGCAAGCGCGTCAAGCGCCTAGTGGTCAAGGCATGTCAGTCGATGGCTTTAGCCCTAGCCCGTTCACTATGTCAAATACTTTGCTGGCTCGTGTTCGTGGCTTACTTGCTCCTTACTTAGATCCTCGCTCGATGGTTGGCTAACCATGGTCGCAGCAATATCAACCTTACGCGCTACAGTCGCGGCAGCTCTAGTAGATGACACAATCTGGTCGGTGTTTAGTTTCCCACCAGCAACTCCTATTGCTAACAGCATTGTTGTCTCACCTGCTGACCCTTATGTCACACCTAATAACAACAGCCGCAACACTATTGCGCCTACAGCCAATTTTCTTTTGAACATCTTCGTGCCACTTCTGGATAACGAAGGTAACCTTAATGGTATTGAAGAAATGCTAGTTGCTATGTTCAATAAACTAGCAGCATCTTCTATCGTCTATAATGTAGGAGATGTGAGCGCGCCTAGCGTTCTCAATGCTGCAACAGGCGATCTCTTGACCTGTTCAATGTCCGTTTCAGTCCTTACGAGTTGGAGTTAGATATGTCCGATTGGGAAAAAGAAAACGCAGCCTTTCTCGAAAAGATTGGGCAAACTGCACCAGCACAACCAGCACCAAAACCTACTAAGAAAGATGAGGAATAAAAGATGGCCGTATTTCTAAATAATGGCGTAGTAGTCACCGTCAATGCGGTCGATCTAAGCGCTTACGTTTCAAGCGTAACTCTCAACCGTACATTCGATGAACTCGAAGTAACAGCAATGGGAGATTCAGGACACAAGTTTGTCAAAGGTCTTGAAGCATCATCTGTAACTATTGACTTCTTCAATGACACAGCAGCTTCAAAAGTTCTTGCTACTCTTCAAGCAACTTGGGGAACATCAACAGCAGTAACTTTCAAGCAGACATCAGCTGCAACATCA